TTAATGTTTTTGTGCAGACCACATATCGCATTGAATTCGGGAAAGAAGTTGTCCACGACTGGGGGCCCTTCGGCCACGTCATAGTGAGATCTCTTACTAAGTCTGTATAGCTTCCGCCGACCTCCAGTCCGCCTTCTTTATAAAGTTTGAGGCTAACCGGGATCTGGGTGCCGTTCGAGCGATCAATATAATCGGCAATTGTTCCTGTGTTGGCTTTAATCTGATAGCCGTCTACTAATGCTGCGAGGAACGATTCGAAACTAAATCCTGCGGAGGATGCGTTAAAGTTCGTGATAACCTTAGTGAGCGTTTTGTAAAATACGAGATAGGAGATAGCTTGAACGATTCGCTTAGTGCGATCCTTCCCAGCTTGCTTACCTATCATATCACTACCATTGGTATAAAACTCAGAGACACTTCGGATTTTATCTGCGAAGTCGGTCCCTTTGATATTCTTTAAATATCCCTCTAAAAGCTGGCGCTGCTCACCTTTAATCTCTTCGCCACCTTCTGGCGTACTTACATCTGACCAGCCGATCTCAGATACTTCAATGTCGGGGATCATCTTGAGTATCATACTTAAAGCGGCTGCGTCGTCGACGGAATCGAAAGTCGGAGCATCCTCTTCATCAAGTGGTATATTCTTTTCGAAGGCTTCTTCGATCATCTCCATAAGCAGAGTTATATCGAGTGCATCAATTTGCTTGAGGTACTCTTCTTTTAAAATATCATTAAGTTCAGACATACTATTCTCCGTTATATAATTATGTCGGCGATTCCCAATTCGACAGCTTCTTCGGCGGTTAAATAAACATTAACTTTCCTTTCTAACATTTTCTTTATCTGCGATTTGGTCATACTGGTTTCACTGGCTAGACAATTAAGGTACATGTCCTGCAGTTGTTCAATCGCTTCCATCTCATTAATCATATTATGGAGCGCGCCATGGTTTCCTCCGATGACTGAGTGGATCATAACTCTGCAGTTCTTTCCGATCTTTCTTTTACCGGTGGTACCGGCAGCTAGCAAGAGTACACCGGCTGACATAACTTTACCCATACCAATCGTATGAATTTCGTTGTCTTCTCTGATTTGTCGCATTACATCGTAAAGCGAGAACATATCATCAGCCGAGCCTCCATAGGTGGAGATATAGAAGTCAATTGGCTTCTTCTGATCCGCTGCGACTGTCTTATATATGTGGTCAAGGTAGAGTAGCCCGTGAATAACTTCGCCGACCTTTTCTTCTGTCACATCACAGAACAATCCGATCGTGTTCATCGCGGGTGGGTTGTCTTCTTCTTCCAACGCCTCCAGTACTGAAGGATCTATAATGACTACTTTTTGTCCTGTTGTGGCCGCGCCATCGGCTGATATCGGGGCTGTGGCTTCTGCTGGTTTCGGCGTGGGGGCTTCAATAAGACTTTTAATCTTCTGAGCTATTTCTCTGATCATTTTAAACGTCCTGGGTAAATTTTCTAATGTATTCTCGGCCTTCTGAATTCAAAAAGAGCATCGCAGAGGGCCAGTCATTGTAATCGATCACATCTTGAAATATTTTTGGATGCATAGTAACTATCTCTCTGATAGCTTTGTCTTTATAAAGTTTCACCTCGTCCTCAAAATTTAAGACGAAGGCTTCTATATTTCTATCGCTTTCACCGATCTCTTTCATCTCGATGACGCGAATATTCTTCGCATATTCGAGACTTTCTATCCCTCTTACAATTACATATAAAGATAAAGAGTGCGATAGCTTAAGCAGTACGAGACTTAAGCGCATGGAGTTAAAGAAGTAAAAGGTCTTGCAAGTTAGGTATCCGAACGCGAATACTAAAAGATATAACCACCAAACACTCTGCACTTGACCCCCAAAAAATTAACCACTAGAGATTAATTCTAGTGGTTAATATTATTATAGCTGGCTTGGAAGGATTTGTCAAGCTATTTCGTTAATCGCTTGACGATTCTCTCGGCAAGCTGATCAACAATTCTCTCTTTCTTGGTTTGGGCCTGGAGTCGAGCGGCAACCCTACGGGAAACCTCAGCAACTAGTTCTTCTTCCTCGTCGGCAGCAAATTCTGGTTCACCCCCTTCTGGAGCCCCGAGGTCATCTTCTTCTGCATCTAGTTCTTCTTCTTCTGCATCCATGTCCATCTCAAGATCTTCTTCACCGGCTTCTTCGCCACCCATTGCAGCTTGCAATCGGTCAGCTAAAGAAATAATGGCTTGAGCTTCCTCATCAGAAAGTTCCATTTCGCCTTCAGCAGCGGGTTCAGCACCCATCTCATCTTCAGGGCCCATTTCATCTTCTGGTGCCATGTCCATGTCCATTTCGGCGGGGACTTCTTCGTCTTCCGCACCCATATCCATGTCCATTTCCATTTCTTCTTCTTCATCACGCGCCCCGGGTACATCGCTGTAACCCATTTCTTGTAATTTTGTCTCACCAACGGGGCGCATGTTAGCAAGTCTCATAAAGCGTCTTAGTTCGCCTTCAGTCAATAGTGTCTTCCGAGCCATTATAAATTCTCCTTAAGGTTTTCGAAACTCAAATATAAATAGTGTTCAATTGTTTATAGATCCCTAATTTTCGAAACAACTTAAAAGTTTAGTGTTCCTAATCTTCAAAACAGCCTTTGTCTCTATCTGTTTTACTCTCGCAAAAGAGATGCCTGAGCGCTCGGCGATCTGCCTCAATGTCATTGGTCCAATCTCATAAACAGATATTAAAGTACAGTTTAATTCTTCTTTAAAGTCTATCCATAGCCGGCAGTCTTGGTGGGGGCACTCAACGTCTAATTCTTTGCAGCGTCGAGAGCATAACCGAAGTCCATCTTTTTTCATAATTCTGGGTGCTCCTCTTCTATTAAGTCAAATATGTTTTCTATCTCGCCATCAGTAAGTCCAAAATCTTCAATCTTCTGTTGGCCAGTTGCGCGCAGCTTTCTAGACTTAGACTTTCTTTTCTTAGAAATCGTGCTGACTTCTTCAACGTAACTTTGTATCCTTTCATCCCCACTGATGTAGCCGGTTATGATTGAACGAAAAAAATCAGATTGTTTGATTCCCTCGTGCTTTAACCTTATTACAAGCTGAGCATGACGATGGTCATTTTCAGTAAATACGATTCTTTTGTTTAATTTACCGTAGTCTACTTCGTTTAACATTATATCGCCTTTGCTGCAGTAGTTAAAATATGTGTTTTGCTTTCAGTCTGGCCGGCATTCGTTTGCTGGACAAACTCGGACTTGGCCCATAGCTCCTGTAAGTTCCTTGCTCCGGAGTAAGAGAATCCCGATCGGATACCTCTTTCTAATTCTTTGAGGACCTTGGTGGCTGAGCCCTTATGTGGGACACGAGCAGCAACACCTTCAAGAGACGAATACTTTCCTCTCCAGTCGATCTGAGCTTCTTTTGAAGCCATTCCCCTATAGGATTTCCAGTGAGATCCGTCGGTCTCTCGATAAAATTCGCCAGGGGATTCACTGGTACCGGATAAAAGGGAACCGATCATTACGGCATCTGCGCCGGCGGCTAACGCCTTTACTATATCGCCAGAGTTCTTGATACCCCCGTCTGCGATAATCTGGATGTCGCGATCTGTCTGGGCACATCTAAAGATTGTATCTAAGCCAGGTAAGCCGTGGCCGGTCTGAATCCGAGTCGAGCAGATAGAGCCACCACCGATATTGCAACGTGCCGAGTCGGCGCCCCAGTCAGCTAAGTCATTGACCCCTTCAAGGGTAGCAACGTTCCCAGCCATAATGTGCTTAGAATCTCCGAAGGCGCCTCGAATTGCGGCGATTGCTTCGCGAACTAAGATGTGGTGCCCGTGTGCGACGTCGATACAAAAGAAGTCTGCGCCGGCTGCATGTACTGCGGCGGCGCGCTCCATAAAGTCCCCGGTAACTCCGATGGCTGCGCCGATGGTTGAGTCGTTCATTAGTTCAAGCCGGCGTGTTCTAACTGACAAGATAAGTTCAGCTTGTTCTTCGACTGTACAATAGCGATGAATGACACCGGCGCCACCGAGTTCATTCATACAATTGGCCATGGCCGCGGCGGTCACAGTATCCATCGGGGAGGATAGTACCGGTAGTCTTAAGCTAATTCCTTTTCCTAGATCACTAGAGATATCAATCTCTTCCCGGGATCTAATATCAGAATATTGTGGTACTAAGAGCACATCGTCATACGATAAGCATTGGCTTTTATTAATCATTTTATTTCTCCTTCTCAATAAATTCTTTAATGTCTTTCACTCGGTACCAAGTTTTCTTATTTGGTTCTTCGGGTTCCTCTAAAATTTTGTATGCCGACAAGCGGCGCGCTGGCATATCTGGGTCGGGCTTGATGATGGCGATAGTGGGGACTCCTTTAAACTTCAAGAGTTTTTCCACTGACGGGTCGTCATCAACATTATAAGCGTAGAAGACTACATTGGGATCGCTATCGTAGCTATCGGCAATCGCTGCATAATATTCCTGAAGAGCGTGACATAGGTGGCAATCATTTGAATAAAACTTTATCACGCAATTTACCGGGCGCTTCACTTGGTTGTGGAGGATCATTGAAAGGCCCTCATCTGTTATTCGTTTTACGTTCACTGTTCTTCCTTTAGGGTCTCTCTGACCACGTTTTTTGCTTTTTCCCAGCAGTCCGGACAATATAGTCGGACCACACCCTTATCTTCTCGTACAACTACATTCCAAGTTGCTGCCATCTGTTTGTCTTTCTTGTCGAATGGTTTCGTGCAAGCCAGACATTCGTCTGACAGGTTCTGGAATTGGGAAATCTTATCGGAGATTTTTTCAGTAGCCTTTGCTCCCATCTGTTTATTGGATGTTCTGCGTTGTTTACGATTCACTTTTCTTTGCCTTCATACTGGACACTCTGAGTGCTTTTGATTTGCGGTATGTCGCTGAGCGTTCTAGAATTTCTTCATTGCTCGGACCAACGGGTGGCTCAGTCTCTACCGCTAGTTCTTCTGGAAGATTAGAACTCGCTTCTCCATCTGTCTGCTCAGCTAACATCGGGGAGTATTGTTGTAAGGTAATCATTCCCCCCTCATATTGTGCCAAGAGAAGGGAGTGTTGTGCGATCTTGTCAACGGTCTCCGGTGTGGCCGGCCTGTGATATAAGTCCTTGATTATTGCAAATTGTTCGGTCGCTTTTGATTTTAACCTTAAAATTGCAGATTGTAAAATTTCTTCAGTCATAATATATTTCTCCTTTTATTTGTTAATGCCTTCTACTCTCCACAACTCATCTCCGCCGTCGAATACAACGACTGCTGATGGAAATGGGGCAGAGTTCTTACTGTCACCGAACTTGAGTCGGCCCTTTACGAAATGGACTTCTGACGCGTTCATAACATACTTGTGCCAATACTTCGTGTCAGTTCGGGCTGGAATAAGCATCACGACTTTTGTCTTGTCTTTCATTGCTTCATTATAACCTTTCTCAATCCATTTGTCAATGCCTCTTCCGTACGGAGGATTAACAAAGCAGGTAAACCCCTCCCAATCCTTTTCTAAGCCGTCCTCTGTTTCTGTGAAGAAGTTAGAACACTTAGTATTGTGGGTGCTAGCGCACGGATCCAAATCAAAGGGTCCGAAGCGCCAACTTAACTTGTCAAAGAAGTCTTGTGGGGTTGCCCAGTTGCCAGTGGCAGAGCTAAACATTGTCTTTTGTGTTTCTTTATTCATAGTTTTTTCTCTCTCTTTGTTCGAATGGTAGTATATTTTCTTGCGCGCGCGCCTCCGTAAAGATCCACTCTGTCTTGTAGGGTTTCAATGAGAGGCAATCACCTGAGTTAAAATATGCGTAGATCTCTTGTCTGGTAATACAGCGCCAGTCAGCCTTCAGTTCTTTATTTTCTGTCTCAGTTGTATTCAGTTTCTCTTCATCGGCGCCGTAACCTCTGATTTCAACTTGTCCCTCATTTTGTGGAACAATTATAACTAATTCAGCTCCGATCTTACTGGTGAGAGGCAAGTATTTTCCTATTCTGAGCCAGTCTTTATATAGCTGAGTAAAGTATGTAGCCCTAGACTTGATTGTGGTTTGAGGATCCCCCTTGTTAACTTGGCAACCTACCAAATGAACTACTTTCTTTCCTGGTTCATCGAAATTAAAATTGATATCGCGCCGGAACGCTTGGTCATAACAAGATCCCTTAGTCGATATAAACTGAAGTTTACAATTCTTATAATCCATCCCATCTTTGCTGAAATTATAATATTCAGACCCTGGGGTGGGCTTTGTCGCGTCATGAACCCTGGTGAAATTTTCAACAAATTCCTTAGTGTTTGCACACCACACACTGCAATCGTTGAGCGCTTTCTTATTGTGTACTCGCGTAGCATTGCTCTTAATTGTCTTAAGGGCGGTCAGAGGAAACTTTGTGCTATAGTATTTTACAAATGCCTCATAGGTTTTCTCGTTGGACAAATCCAGGCTATAATTACTGGCCATTTTGGTCATGCTTGAAACGCAATCGTTACTGTTGGCTAACTTCTTTGGCAAGCCGGAGTTCAAGATATCTTGAATCTCCGCTATAGCAAGGCCCACCGTAGCAGCAAGCGCGAAGGGAACAATAACCACTGGTAATGTGAAGGTCGCTGGTAGTAATCTTTCTACGATTGCGCTTTTTGATTGTTCGTGGCGATGGTTCATGTTAATGACTTTATACTTTTTGCCCCCCGAACATTCTGCCACAAAACCAGCTACGAAGACTTTTTGAGCTTTTACAATAGAAGCCTTGACTGCTGTCGCGTGATCGGGATCTATTGTGACCGCCCTTCCTTGAGAATCCTCGGTCCTCTCCAGAGACATTGGGGAAATATTTTGGAAGTGTTTTGAATTTTCTCCCTCGTTGAGCACAGTTCTACAAAACTCAAGAAGCGCCTTAAATTGTTCAAGCTGTTCTTCTTCAAACAGTTCGTCAATGTCGTCTTGTTGTAGAATAAGCGGTATTCCGGATGTTATTAATTTTATGTCTTCGAAGAGATCATAGCTAAACATTGTCTTTTGTGTTTCTTTTACATCGTAAACATCATTTCCTTTCACGAGTTGTCTCCCCCCGAAATAGTATTAAAGTTGTCAACAACCTCATCGATGTTGAACTTACCCTTATAAAGACGATATGCCTTTACCGCTGAGCGAATCTCGTCGGTGCTTAACCAGCTATTTTCCCGGAACTCCGAACGAAGATCTCTCTTCTGCTCCTTGTATGGTTCCATTGATTCTTCGATTGCATTTAGCGACCGGATATATTGTTTTACGTATCGCTTGCGTTCTTCGTTTGTATTAGCCATGTTGGGGGCCTCCTTATTGAATACTCTATTAGTATATCAGGCTTGGAGGCTATTGTCAACCGCTTTCTATAGCTGAATGCGAAAAAGTTGGAATAAGAATTTCTTGATGATGGCATCGCGGTCTTCATCCGACTCTGCTTCTGAGAATAGGTAATTGTATGTTGTCTTTTCTTTGGAGATGGATTGCTCTATAAGAGAGACCTCTCTCTTCATCCACCTTGTTTGCTGCGAGTAGTTTTTTGGGGTCGTTATATTGAGTTTTTCAGCAATATCGAGTAACACAAAATATTTTCTTTCGTCCATTGCTCGATTGGCGTCCTGGAACATACTTACCATATCTACAATTTGCTCTTCGGGCAAGTTTTTGTCTATCTTGTCTGGGTGAATGGCAACCGCAATCTTCTTAAATAATTTTGAAAATGCGTTATGTACTTCTATTTCATCCCTCGACATCTGATATTCTTTTTCTTGTTCTGGATTATCTGAGGTATCTCTATCATGAACCGCTATAGCAGTTTCATCCGTCTTATCTATGTCGGTTTCATCATCATGTGTGCCGGCTGGGTGCTTTTTTCCGTATAGCTCGTCAATTCTTTCACGGTTTTCTTCGTTTGACTTTGGGATGTCAATATCGTTCTTTGCGCAGAATACTTCGTAATACTTTTGAAACTCGGCGCCGGCGCCATGGGAGATCTCTTTAATCAATGAAGATTCTTCGTGACAGAACCTTAAGTGAGATAGCGAACGTTTCCACTTTAGCTTTTGTGTAATCGACATACTTTAAGTAGTCTTACCCGAAGTCGAACTTAACTCTAGTTTCTATTTTCAATTGTGGCACGTGCAGATGATTGGCAAGGTTATGCTTTTTGCATTCATCTGATTCTATGAACCAGTCTGCGTGGCCCTTATCGTGTACAATATCAAGAAAGTAATCTTTATGATGGCCGCAATTCTCTGCCATCATTGTATAGATCTTCTTGTTGAGGCGATCGGTCTCGTCTGCACTCACTTTGATCTCTTCTACCTTGCCCCAGGCCATCGAACTAACATCATGAATCATTACTGTCGAGTCTGGATCCATGTACCGCTTACCCTCAGCACCAAAGCTGAATAGGATTGCTCCACAAGACATTGCCTTTCCTTGGACGATTGTCGCGACAGGAATGCGACAGTGTTTGATATCAGAAATCATAGACATCAAGCTGTATACTTGTCCTCCGTAACTATCGATAATGATTGGCAGAACTGGCTGCCCTGTGTTCTGTGCTTTCGAGACTAAGCT